TTATGGACGCATTATGGACATTCCTGACACCGGGTTAAGAGTCACAGCATCTTGTAAGAAATCCGGTGCAAAGTGTGCGTAGGTCATAGTTTGCTGAATGTTAGAATGACCCAGGATGCGCTGCAATGTGATTATGTTACCTCCATTCATTATAAAATGTGTGGCAAATGTATGCCTCAAAACATGCACTGCCTGTCCGTCAGGTAAATCGGGTTTTACTTCCCTGAGAGCATTGCGCACTTTGTAGTAACTGGCATTAAAAAGCCTGCCTGAATTTTTGGTCTTGATCCGTTTAATCAGGTCCTGCGAAACGGGAATTGTCCTGCGCTTTCCGTTTTTAGTTTTCATAAACGTAACCATCTGGTTAATGATGTGTTCAGCTTTCAAATTAGACACTTCACTCCAGCGTCCACCAGTAGAAAGGCAGACCAGAGTTGCATTTAACTCATCACCATCAAGCATGGATAACAGCCGCGTAATCTCTTCACTGGACAAAAAAGCCATTTCAGTAACAGCTTCACGTAACCGCTTAACCTCACGGAACGGGTTGTGAGAGTGGTATTCACCGGCGTCAATTAACTTGGTGAACATCCCGCTCATTATTGCCAGATGCCGATTTACGCTGGCTGGTTTAAGACCATCGTTCATCATTACAACGCGATAATCAGTTATCGTTTTCTTTGTTAGCTGGTCAGCTCTGGACACTCCCATTTCTGCAAATTTGGCGATTATTGTCGTCAAACGCCCCCGTTCAATATTTCCACGCTCATGTGATTTTCCGTGATATATCCACCATCTGCCTAACAACTCTGTAAGAGTTCGGCGGTCGGCTGGCTTCTCCAGCCACTCTTTGTTGTGGTAGTTAACCAGCACATGACGTTCGAATGCTTGAGCTTCACCTTTAGTTTTAAATTTCCGCCTGATACGTTTTCCATCTGCACCCTGCGGTCTGACGTCCACTTCATAACGACCATCATCGAGCTTTTTAATAGACATAAAGCCCTCCGATGACGCTGTTTACTTCTACTACTTGAAAATTAATGCAATTTTCTTTCGTACATTTACTGCACACATATGCTGAATAAATCGTCAGCCAGTCTTTTGGTCTGAGTGGTGCAAGGTTGTTGAGTCTTGCCCAATGTGTGCGAGAGCCGGGGCTATTTGTCCAGCTTCGGGATCTATTTCATCAAACATGAACCAGTCACGATACTTGCGAAAGCGTGGATGCTTAAACAGCTTCATACCTGCTTCCATAGGCATTTTTGATTTCCCTGATTCATATCCATGATATGTGTAGTAATTAATTCCAATTAATTCAGCAAGTTCCTTAGTTTTAAGGCGTTCGGATTCACGAATGAGCTTTAATTTCTCGCTTTGTTCACTTGACATAATTTTGCTAATCTCCAATTATATGGCTACTTGGCAATTTGTGATGCACTCAAAAAGGCTCTAGATGGCTCCAGTTGGTGAATTACAAATCTTATGGAGGATAGCAAAGTGACGACAAATGTAGAAATTTCTTGTCAAACTAGCGATGAGGCAAGTTTCGAAAACGAAGCCAAACGCAAAAGCATTCAGATTTCAGAGCGCCCATCAGATTTGCTGTCGAAAGAGGGGTTTGCTCTTTACATCGGTAAGACACCACGCGCGGTGGCTGAAATGGCTAAAGCGGGAAAGCTGCCAGCCTTCTATATGACAGACCCATTAAAACCAAGAGGGAAAGCTGAATTATGGGTAAATCGTCGTGAGTGGGATAAGTATGCGGCACAACTAGTCGAAGAGGCTCCGACCGAGTGGCATGACTGGAAAAATCGCATTAGTTACAGCAAATCAAGACATGGCCGTGCGGCTTAAGGTGGAAAGGATGAATGAGCCGCGTTGTATTGCTCAGTTATTGCGTAACGAAAGCCCCAGGGCGATTGACTTCACCATCACCCACGGGAAGGGGCGCAAGGGAATCATTATCCGTACCAAAAAACAGAGTCCGTTAAAAAAGGCTCTGACCTTTCTGAAAAGCCGGAGGGTATGGAAATGACAGTGATGACGCTCAATCTCGTTGAAAAACAGCCAGCAACTATGCGCCGGATAATTGGTAAGCATCTTGCCGTTCCTCGCTGGCAGGATACATGTGATTATTATAATCAGATGATGGAGCGCGAACGGCTAACGGGTTGCTTTCATGCGCAGTTAAAACAGCGTCACGCAACGATGCGTTTTGAAGAAATGAACGACGTCGAACGTGAACGGCTGGTATGTGCAATTGATGAACTGCGTGGGGCATTCTCAAAACGCCGTCAGGTTGGCGCAAGTGAGTATGCATATATTAGTTTTTTAACAGTCAGTCAGCGTCGCACTTTATTTATGCACGCACGACTGACAGAAAAAGAATTCAACCAGCCATACTGGCGAATTAATGAGGAATCATGTTACTGGCGTGATGCTTTATTCCGTGCATTACGTGAATTATTCAGCCTGTTTGAGTATGCACCGACAATTCTGACGTCGGTAAAACCAGAGCAATATCTGCATTAAGTAATTACCCAGAGTTTTTAACGCACTTAATTGTGCGGGGCTTCTTTTTGCCTGGAGAAAGTCATGCATACAGTTTCTGAAAATCAGTGCGGTAAATACGCATTACTGCTGCAACAGGCCAGAACCGAAGCACAGGCCGACGCAGCGACGCGCTTTTCTTCTCATCTTGACGCCATGATTCGCCACATCACAAAGGCGGAGTTATCCCGCGTGGAGATAGTCGAGCTGCTCAGTCAGGAGTCGGAAAAATTTCACAATATCGGATTGTCTCGCGGGGAGGTGCTTTGATGTCCTGTTCTCGTTCAGTTGTATTACTGAATAACGCCTTAAAAATCGCCGTTATGGAAAATGGTGATTTGTCTCTTATTCAACTTGGTCTTGATAAAGAAAAACGCGACATAACTGAATCTGTTATCGCGATTTATCAGAATGAATTAAATCTCCTGTCTGATGTGGTCAATTTACTTGTTAAACGCGCTGTATTCCACAAGCAAATTTCCTCAGTGGATGAGCTGACAAAATTAACGACAGAAATCGCCAGCTATTGCGCTGATGAATTTAAGAAGCTGAACGACAAAAGGAGCTGGTAATGCCGGACAACGTAGATTTTATTCAGGAACAACAGGCTGAATTACTGGAGCGCCAGATTAACGCGGCAAGGGTAAAACATTGCGGTGTTTCTGCGCTGGTTTGCGAAGAGTGTGACGCGCCAATACCTGTTGCCCGTCGTGCGGCTTATCCGTCAGCCACGCGTTGTGTTTCCTGCCAGTCAGTCTTTGAAGCAAAAAACAAGCATTACCGGAGAATGGCATGAGGATTCGTATCGAAATTGGCGAACGTTATGTCGTTACCAGTGACAGCTTTCAGTTTATTCTCCACGAGAAAAAGAGAGCGGAAAGCGGTAAAAACGCCGGTCAGGAATGGCTGGCGGTGGTTGGTTATTACCCGAAATTAAGCCAGCTCGTTTCCGGCCTGATGCATCACGATATTCTGACCGGAAGCGCAAAGTCTTTTGCTGATTTAAACGCGCAGGTTGAGCAACTCAGCAGGCGTTGTTCAGAGGCTTTTGGCTCATATGGCCGTTAAAGCCTCCGGGCGTTTTGTCCCTCCGTCAGCATTTGCTGCAGGCACCGGTAAGGCGTTTACCGGTGCTTATGCATGGAACGCGCCACGCGAGGCCGTCGGGCGCGAAAGACTCCTTACACGTGACGAGATGCGTCAGGTGCAAGGTGTTTTATCCACGATTAACCGCCTGCCTTACTTTTTGCGCTCGCTGTTTACTTCACGCTATGACTACATCCGGCGCAATAAAAGCCCGGTGCACGGGTTTTATTTCCTCACATCCACTTTTCAGCGTCGTTTATGGCCGCGCATTGAGCGTGTGAATCAGCGCCATGAAATGAACACCGACGCGTCGTTACTGTTTCTGGCAGAGCGTGACCACTATGCGCGCCTGCCGGGAATGAATGACAAGGAGCTGAAAAAGTTTGCCGCCCGTATCTCATCGCAGCTTTTCATGATGTATGAGGAACTCTGCGATGCCTGGGTGGATGCGCATGGCGAAAAAGAATCGCTGTTTACGGATGAGGCGCAGGCGCATCTGTATGGTCATGTTGCTGGCGCTGCACGTGCTTTCAATATTTCCCCTCTCTACTGGAAAAAATACCGTAAAGGACAGATGACCACGAGGCAGGCATATTCTGCCATTGCCCGTCTGTTTAACGATGAGTGGTGGACTCATCAGCTTAAAGGCCAGCGTATGCGCTGGCATGAGGCGTTACTGATTGCTGTCGGGGAGGTGAATAAAGACCGTTCTCCTTATGCCAGTAAACATGCCATTCGTGATGTGCGTGCGCGCCGCCAGGCAAATCTGGAATTTCTTAAATCGTGTGACCTTGAAAACAGGGAAACCGGCGAGCGCATCGACCTTATCAGTAAGGTGATGGGAAGTATTTCTAATCCTGAAATTCGCCGGATGGAGCTGATGAACACCATTGCCGGTATTGAGCGTTACGCCGCCGCAGAGGGTGATGTGGGGATGTTTATCACGCTGACCGCGCCGTCAAAGTATCACCCGACACGTCAGGTCGGAAAAGGCGAAAGTAAAACCGTCCAGCTAAATCACGGCTGGAACGATGAGGCATTTAATCCAAAGGATGCGCAGCGTTATCTCTGCCGCATCTGGAGCCTGATGCGCACGGCATTCAAGGATAATGATTTACAGGTCTACGGTTTGCGTGTCGTCGAGCCACACCACGACGGAACGCCGCACTGGCATATGATGCTTTTTTGTAATCCACGTCAGCGTAACCAGATTATCGAAACCATGCGTCGCTACGCGCTCAAAGAGGATGGCGACGAAAGAGGAGCCGAGCGAAACCGTTTTCAGGCGAAACACCTTAACCGGGGCGGTGCTGCGGGGTATATCGCGAAATACATTTCAAAAAATATCGACGGCTATGCACTGGATGGTCAGCTCGATAACGATACCGGCAGACCTCTGAAAGATACTGCCGCGGCTGTTACTGCATGGGCGTCAACGTGGCGCATCCCGCAATTTAAAACGGTTGGTCTGCCGACAATGGGGGCTTACCGTGAACTACGCAAATTGCCTCGCGGCGTCAGCATTGCTGATGAGTTTGACGAACGCGTCGAGGCTGCACGCGCTGCCGCAGACAGTGGCGATTTTGCGTTGTATATCAGCGCGCAGGGTGGGGCAAATGTCCCGCGCGATTGTCAGACTGTCAGGGTTGCCCGTAGCCCGTCGGATGACGTTAACGAGTACGAGGAAGAAGTCGAGAGAGTGGTCGGCATTTACGCGCCGCATCTCGGCGCGCGTCATATTCATATCACCAGAACGACGGACTGGCGCATTGTGCCGAAAGTTCCGGTCGTTGAGCCTTTGACTTTAAAAAGCGGCATCGCCGCGCCTCGGAGTCCTGTCAATAACTGTGGAAAGCTCACCGGTGGTGATGCTTCGTTACCGGCTCCCACACCTTCTGAGCACGCCGCAGCAGTGCTTAATCTGGTTGATGACGGTGTTATCGAATGGAATGACCCGGAGGTCGTGAGGGCGCTCAGAAGCGCATTAAAACACGGTCTGAGAAGACCAAACCGTCAGCAAAGAAACGGAAACCCGTTAAAACCGCATGAAATAGCGCCATCGGCCAGACTGACCCGGTCAGAACGATTGCAAATTACCCGTATCCGCGTTGACCTCGCTCAGAACGGTATCAGGCCGCAACGATGGGAGCTTGAGGCGCTGGTGCGTGGCGCGACCGTAAATTATGACGGGAAAAAATTCACGTATCCGGTCGCTGATGAGTGGCCGGGATTCTCAACAGTAATGGAGTGGACATGATGGCAAAAATTCACGAGGTAAAGCTGCACGCAAAATATTTCGACCTTGTACTGGAAGGAAAAAAACGCGCAGAGTTTCGGAAAAATGACCGTAATTATGAGCGCGGGGACACGTTGATTTTGCATGAATGGGTGCAGGGTGTGTTTACGGGGCGAAAGGTTGAAGCCCGGATAACAGATGTTACTGACCTGTCAGACTGGCTGGAAGATTATGTCTTGCTAAGTATTGAGCTGCTTAATACGGGCGCATATAAGATTGTGAACTGGAAAGAACTTAGTGAACGTGGTCTGGTATTCAGAATTAATCATGAAATTATGCATCAGCTCGGCCTTGCTGTTATGTATGAACCAGAGACGGGCTGTCTGGCGGGGCAGTGGTTGCTGCGGATGGGATATGGAACTATTCAGATGAACAGGTGGAGCGTGCAAAGCAAAACGGGTGGCTTGGATAATGCACAGAATACCAGGCGAGATACCGCACCATAAAACTAAAAATATCAAGCTGATGGCTATTGTTCAGCGTTTACAGCGGATTATGGTCAACGAAAATCTGACGCCCGATGAGCTGGTCGGGTGTGCCGAAATAGTTCGGGATAATTACGGGCGGCTTAACTATATCGGTCAGTCCAGAGTTGCGCCACCACCACGAAGACGATAGAGAACGCCGCCAGTCGTGAAACTTGTTTTCAGGGCTGGCGGGGTTGAACAACGAGCGTAGCGAGGCGTTAGTTGACAGACATATTTTTACTGCGTTGGTGCCGGTTTTTGACGGTTGAAAGGAGTTAGGTTGGAGAGCTAACAACTTACAAATATTCAAAAGTAAGCATCCTGTTGCTAACATGAGGTCGATTTTTTATGTGGATGATGCAAAAAGGATAGCTATGGATACTATAATCGCTTTTCTATCACTCGCTTTTTTCGTTGCTTTCTTCATCGGGTTAATCAAGCCATCACTGGTGCGAATGCCAAACCGCAAACGTGCAAGTGCGGTTTATCTCGGAGGAGGTTTTGTATTGAGCATAATTGGTTCAATACTCTATCCAACAGAAAAAAGCCAGCCAGTTGATAAAACTGAAACATCAACCGTTGCAGAACATAAAGTCCAAAAAACATTCGAATATGGTGAAAAAACACTCAAGGAATATCGGAACGAGTCAAAGAAAACACGACACGATATTGTGAATAGTTACATTGATTTTAAGGAAGTTCCAGCCACCGCGTCAGATGCGTTTTATGCCTGCATGAGTGAATATACATTTACCAAAGATGATGAGTTGAAACTCGGTGATGTTCTTGGGTGGTGCTTTAATGATTATGAAAATGACCCGAATTCACTAAACAATAAAATCAATCTTGATACATTTCAGAGTAATTTTAGTGGTTGGGATGGTTCTTATCGTCCATTGGAAAAACTAATTAAAGATAATATGAACGATGATTCATCTTATAAACATGTATCAACGGTATATCATCTGGTTTTGAATAAAGACCCGCATGCCATTGTGAAAACCACGTTTCGCGGAACTAATGCTTATGGCGGAGTGGTGAAACAGACGATTGCTGCGCGTGTTGATATAAAAACTGGTAAGGTGATATCAATCATAGATAATTGATATCTTACAATGCCGACGCTGAATATTTAATTGGGTGTCGGCATTTTTTGACTATTAGAGCGGCAGAACCGAGATTTGTTGCGTATGAGATTAGCACTGCGAGAATGTTATGAAAATTATAAACCAACTTAAGAAGTTTGATAAGAAAAGAACGCCAGATGATGGCCGTATTAGTTTGTTATATGAAAACGCGATTAAGTATGATATGTACTCTGTATATATTAAAGATAAAAATGATACAGAATACCTCTTTGACTGTTTGGTTGATGGGAAGATAAAGGCTTTTAAATGGGATGATGAGGAGCGTAGATTTCATATAAGTTCATGCTTGGATATTTCTGAGGTTACGCCTGATTCTTTTTTTGGTGTTTACTACTACCGTGCGCATGAGTTGCGATTTAACTCTTTAAATGATTTAACATTTTTAAGGGAGTTGTTCTTTAGAGTAAAGTCTAATTATGAAAATATAAAGTTTAGTCGTGAAAAATATATTTATCGACAGCAAAAAAAAGAAATAACTGATGTGATGTTTGTTCTCTCAACGATTATAAGAATGTATCGTGAATGGGATGCTCAAACTGTGTTTAGTGAGTTTTCAATAATGACCGAAGTCGCTGGTAGTTTATGGGTATACCATGACGATAAAAACAGGATGCGTAAAGAGCTTCGTTTATGCCTGAATTCTCTTGTTCAGAATGGAGATCTTGTTGAAACAAGTAGTGGATTTAGGCCAACAGGAAAGGCACTGAACACAATATCTACATTCAATAAAGATGAGGTGCGGTACAGAGAGAATTTGAGTACTCAGAAGAAAATGTTTTGGGCTACTTTTTTCGCAGCAGTCGGCGGCGTAGGAAGTATGATTGCAGCTATAATAGGGCTTCTAAAATGAGCCAACAAAATCGTATGATGAAGTATTGAGTGAAAAGCATTCTTTATATGCATTATTTTGCATGCAACATATGCTATACATTCTAGCTATGAATTGTCAGACGTGGCAGTACTTCTGTATGGTAATGCAACTGCATTAAAACCGCCCCATGAAGCGGGCGGGCGAGGCGGGGAAAGCACTGCGCGCTGGCGGTGGTGCTGATTTTATTTTTTCAGCGTCTGAGCGCGTCGTGAAGGCGCTTAGTCTGCCCGTTGAGGCGTTGGTGTGTCTGCGGGGTGTTTTGTGCGGTGGTGAGCGTGTGAGGGCGTGATGACGGGGTGTAAAAAAGCCGCCCGCAGGCGGCGATGTTCAGCCGTTGTCAGTGTCCAGTGAGTAGTTTTTAAAGCGGATGACCTCCTGACCGAGCCAGCCGTTTATCTCGCGGATCCTGTCCTGTAGCGGGATAAGCTCATTACGGACAAAGACCTTTGCCACTTTCTCAATATCACCCAGCGACCCGACGTTCTCCGGCTTGCCGCCCATCAACTGAAAGGGGATACGGTGCGCGTCCAGCAGGTCAGCGGCGCTGGCTTTTTTGATATTAAAAAAATCGTCCTTCGTTGCCACTTCACTGAGCGGGATAATTTTAATGCCGTCAGCTTTCCCCTGCGGGGCATAGAGAAACAGGTTTTTAAAGTTGTTGCGGCCTTTCGACTTAACCATGTTTTCGCGAAGCATTTCGATATCGTTGCGATCCTGCACGGCATCGGTGACGTACATGATGTATCCGGCATGAGCGCCATTTTCGTAATACTTTCGGCGGAACAGCGTGGCCGACTCATTCAGCCAGGCAGAATTAAGGGCGCTGAGATATTCCGGCAGGCCGTACAACTCCTGATTAATATCCGGCTCCAGCAGGTGAAACACGGAGCCGGGCGTGAAGGCTGTCGGCTCGTTGAAGGACGGCACCCACCAGTAAACATCCTCCTCCACGCCACGGCGGGTATATTTTGCCGGTGAGGTTTCCAGTCTGATGACCTTACCGGTGGTGCTGTAACGCTTTTCCAGAAACGCATTACCGAAAACCAGAAAATCCAGCACAAAGCGGCTGAAATCCTGCTGGGAAAGCCACGGATGCGGGATAAATGTCGAGGCCAGAATATTGCGTTTAACGTAAATCGGTGAGCTGTGATGCACGGCAGCACGCAGGCTTTTTGCCAGACCGGTAAAGCTGACCGGTGGCTCATACCATCTGCCGTTACTGATGCACTCGACGTAATCCAGAATGTCACGGCGGTCGAGTACCGGCACCGGCTCGCCAAAGGTGAATGCTTCCATTTTCGGGGCGCTGGCAGTCATTGTTTTCACCGCTGGCTGCGGTGTTTTCCCTTTTTTCTTACTCATCAGTAAAACTCCAGAATGGTGGATGTCAGCGGAGTGCTGATACCGGCGGTGAGTGGCTCATTTAACAGGGCGTGCATGGTCGCCCAGGCGAGGTCGGCGTGGCTGGCTTCCTCGCTGCGGCTGGCCTCATAGGTGGCGCTGCGTCCGCTGCTGGTCATGGTCTTGCGGATAGCCATGAACGAGCTGGTGATGTCGGTGGCGCTGACGTCATATTCCAGACAGCCACGGCGGATAACGTCTTTTGCCTTGAGCACCATTGCAGTTTTCATTTCCGGCGTGTAGCGGATATCGCGCGCGGCGGGATAGAACGAGCGCACGAGCTGGAACACGCCGACACCGAGGCCGGTGGCATCAATACCGATGTATTCGACGTTATATTTTTCGGTGAGTTTGCGGATGGATTCAGCCTGGGTGGCAAAGTCCATGCCTTTCCACTGGTGACGCTCAAGTATTCTGAATTTGCCACCGGCCACCACCGGCGGTGCCAGCACCACGCATCCGGCGCTGTCGCCACGGTGTGACGGGGCGTAACCAATCCATACCGGACGTGAGCCGAACGGATTGGCGGCAAACGGAGCATAGTCTTCCCATTCTTCCAGCGTGTCGACCATGCAGCGTTGCAGCTCCTCGAACGGGAACACCGACGCCTTGTCGTCAACAAATTCACACATGAACAGGTTTTTAAAATCGTCGGCGCTGTTTTCACGTTTGAGCTGCTCAATGTCGAACAGCGTGCAGCCGCCTTTCAGGGCGTCCTCAATGGTGACAATCTGCCGCCACTGGCCGTCCGCACAGAGAAGCCCACCGGCAAGGGCGTTATGACTGACGTCGATTTCCACGCGTTCGGCGGCGCTGGCGCGTCCCCGGTTAAACAGTTCACCCGACCAGAACGGGTAGGCGTCGTGCGCCAGTGTGGACGGGGTGGAGAAATAGGTCGAGCGCAGGTGACTCTGTGAGGCCATACCTGATGCCACCTTACGCAGTACCTGAAAATTCGGGATCCAGAAAATCTCGTCGACGTACAGGTCGCCGTTATGGCTCTGCGCGGTGTTGGAGTTGGTGCCGAGAAAAATCAGTTTTGCGCCGTTATTGCCCAGGACAATTGGGTCACCGGTCAGGTCAACGTCAACCAGCCGGGCAAAGGCGATGATGTATTCGCGGAACACATACGCCTGCGTTTTACTGGCCGACAGAAAAATCTGGTTATGACCGGTTTTCAGGGCGCGCAGCAGCGCCTCGCGGGAAAAATAAAACGTCGCGCCAATCTGGCGGGATTTCAGGATATCGCGGATGCGGTGCTCAAGCCCTGCGCGATACCAGTGCAACTGATATTCGAAAGACTGCTCAAAGAAAATCTGCTCCAGCTTTTCGATGGCCTCGTCACTGAAAAAATTCTTTTTCGGTTTGCGACGCCCGCCTTTGTTGCGGTTAGCGACGTTCGGATTAAGGTCTGCCTCGTTGCCGGTCTGACTGTAACGGTTGACCCGTGCCAGTCGTTCAATCTGGCGTCCCAGCAGGTCAATTTCCTTGAAGTCACCGCCGGTTTTCTGCGGTTTGATGATGAGCTGGGTCAGCCGCGCTTCCAGACTCATTTCGACACGGCTGATGGGGGCAACGCTGTCCCAGCCGTCGCGCTGTTTCCAGCTCTGCACCGTCGGGCGTTTCATCTGCAACATGGCGGCAATCTGCGGCACGGAAAACCCCTGCCAGTACAGCAGCGCCGCCTGACGACGCGGGTCGTGTAAAAGAGTGGTGTCTGTGGTGATGGTCATGAATCCCTCGCCGTGATGAATACACGGCAAGGCTACTGAGTCGCGCCCCGCGATTCGCTAAGGTGCTGTTGTGTCAGTGATAAGCCATCCGGGACTGATGGCGGAGGATGCGCATCGTCGGGAAACTGATGCCGACATGTGACTCCTCTAATCACTATTCAGGACTCCTGACAATGGCAAAAAAAGTCTCAAAATTCTTTCGTATCGGCGTTGAGGGTGACACCTGTGACGGGCGTGTCATCAGTGCGCAGGATATTCAGGAAATGGCCGAAACCTTTGACCCGCGTGTCTATGGTTGCCGCATTAACCTGGAACATCTGCGCGGCATCCTGCCTGACGGCATTTTTAAACGTTATGGCGATGTGGCCGAACTGAAGGCCGAAAAGATTGACGATGATTCGGCGCTGAAAGGCAAATGGGCGCTGTTTGCGAAAATCACCCCGACCGATGACCTTATCGCGATGAACAAGGCCGCGCAGAAGGTCTACACCTCAATGGAAATTCAGCCGAACTTTGCCAACACCGGCAAATGTTATCTGGTGGGGCTGGCCGTCACCGATGACCCGGCAAGCCTCGGCACGGAATACCTGGAATTCTGCCGCACGGCAAAACACAACCCCCTGAACCGCTTCAAATTAAGCCCTGAAAACCTGATTTCAGTGGCAACGCCTGTTGAGCTGGAATTTGAAGACCTGCCTGAAACCGTGTTCACCGCCCTGACCGAAAAGGTGAAGTCCATTTTTGGCCGCAAACAGGCCAGCGATGATGCCCGTCTGAATGACGTGCATGAAGCGGTGACCGCTGTTGCTGAACATGTGCAGGAAAAACTGAGCGCCACTGAGCAGCGCCTCGCGGAGATGGAAACCGCCTTTTCCGCACTTAAGCAGGAGGTGACTGACAGGGCGGATGAAACCAGCCAGGCATTCACCCGCCTGAAAAACAGTCTCGACCACACCGAAAGTCTGACCCAGCAGCGCCGCAGCAAGGCCACCGGTGGTGGCGGTGACGCCCTGATGACGAACTGCTGACCGGCGTCAGTCAGTCCGGGAAAACCTTCACGATTAACCCTTAATTTCAGGAAAAACTATGCGCCAGGAAACCCGCTTTAAATTTAATGCCTACCTGTCCCGTGTTGCCGAACTGAACGGCATCGACGCCGGTGATGTGTCGAAAAAATTCACCGTTGAACCGTCGGTCACCCAGACCCTGATGAACACCATGCAGGAGTCCTCTGACTTTCTGACCCGCATCAACATTGTGCCGGTCAGCGAAATGAAAGGGGAAAAAATTGGTATCGGTGTCACCGGCCCCATCGCCAGCACCACCGACACCGCCGGTGGCACCGAGCGTCAGCCGAAGGACTTCTCGAAGCTGGCGTCCAACAAGTACGAATGCGACCAGGTTAACTTCGATTTTTATATCCGCTACAAAACGCTGGACCTGTGGGCGCGTTATCAGGATTTCCAGCTCCGTATCCGTAACGCCATTATCAAACGCCAGTCCCTTGATTTCATCATGGCCGGTTTTAACGGCGTGAAGCGTGCCGAAACCTCTGACCGCAACAGTAATCCGATGCTGCAGGATGTGGCGGTCGGCTGGCTGCAGAAATACCGCAATGAAGCCCCGGCGCGCGTGATGAGCAAGGTCACTGACGAGGAAGGGCACACCACCTCTGAGGTTATCCGCGTGGGTAAGGGCGGTGATTATGCCAGCCTTGACGCACTGGTGATGGATGCGACCAATAACCTGATTGAGCCGTGGTATCAGGAAGACCCTGACCTTGTGGTGATTGTGGGACGTCAGCTACTGGCGGACAAGTATTTTCCCATCGTCAACAAGGAGCAGGACAACAGCGAAATGCTGGCTGCTGACGTCATCATCAGCCAGAAACGCATCGGTAACCTGCCGGCGGTACGCGTCCCGTACTTTCCGGCGGATGCGATGCTCATCACGAAGCTGGAAAACCTGTCCATCTACTACATGGATGACAGCCATCGCCGCGTGATTGAGGAAAACCCGAAACTCGACCGCGTGGAGAACTACGAGTCAATGAACATTGATTACGTGGTGGAAGACTACGCCGCCGGTTGTCTGGTGGAAAAAATTAAGGTCGGTGATTTCTCCACACTGGCTAAAGCGACCGCAGAGCCGGGAGCGTAACCGATGACGAGTCCCGCACAGCGCCACATGATGCGGGTCTCGGCAGCGATGACCGCGCAGCGGGAAGCCGCCCCGCTGCGACATGCAACTGTCTATGAGCAGATGCTGGTTAAGCTCGCCGCAGACCAGCGCACACTGAAAGCGATTTATTCAAAAGAGCTGAAGGCCGCGAAAAAACGCGAACTGCTGCCGTTCTGGTTGCCGTGGGTGAATGGCGTGCTGGAGCAGGGCAAAGGTGCACAGGATGACATTCTGATGACGGTCATGCTGTGGCGTCTGGATACCGGCGATATTGCCGGTGCGCTGGAGATTGCCCGTTATGCCCTGAAATACGGTCTGACCATGCCGGGTAAACACCGCCGTACCCCGCCGTACATGTTCACCGAGGAGGTGGCACTTGCGGCCATGCGCGCCCACGCTGCCGGTGAGTCTGTGGATACCCGCCTGCTGACGGACACCCTTGAACTGACTGCCACGGCTGACATGCCTGATGAAGTGCGCGCAAAGCTGCACAAAATCACCGGTCTGTTTCTGCGTGACGCTGGTGATGCCGCCGGTGCGCTGGCTCACCTGCAACGTGCGACACAGCTCGACTGTCAGGCAGGCGTCAAAAAAGAGATTGAACGACTGGAGCGGGAGCTGAAACCGAAGCCGGAGCCGCAGCCCAAAGCGGCCACCCGCGCCCCGCGTAAGATCCGGAGCGTGACACCGGCAAAACGTGGACGCCCGAAAAAGAAAGCCAGTTAACAACCGAATGCGCCCCGCGCCAGGGCGGCACGCCGGTCAGTGAGGGTGAATCACCTGACACTGCACCGGCGTCCACCGCCCGACTTTTCAGAGGTAGTCATGATGACGCTGATTATTCCGCGAAAGGAGGCTCCCGTGTCCGGTGAGGGTACGGTGGTTATCCCGCAACCGGCAGGCGACGAGCCGGTGATTAAAAACACGTTCTTTTTTCCCGATATCGACCCGAAGCGCGTCCGGGAACGTATGCGCCTTGAGCAGACCGTCGCCCCCGCCCGTCTGCGTGAGGCCATCAAGTCAGGCATGGCGGAGACGAATGCGGAGCTGTACGAGTACCGCGAACAGAAAATTGCCACCGGTTTTACGCGTCTGGCGGACGTCCCGGCGGACGACATCGACGGTGAAAGCATCAAAGTTTTTTACTACGAGCGCGCCGTGTGTGCGATGGCGACCGCGTCGCTTTATGAGCGTTATCGCGGCGTGGATGCCAGTGCGAAAGGTGACAAGAAGGCTGACAGCATTGACAGCACCATTGATGAACTGTGGCGGGATATGCGCTGGGCGGTGGCGCGTATCCAGGACAAGCCGCGCTGCATCGTGAGTCAAATCTGATGAAGACCTTTGCGCTACAGGGCGACACGCTCGACGCCATTTGTGTCCGGTATTACGGGCGCACTGAGGGCGTGGTTGAGACCGTGCTCGCCGCAAATCCGGGACTGGCTGAACTGGGTGCGGTGCTGCCACACGGCACCGCCGTCGAACTGCCCGACGTTCAGACCGCGCCCGTGGCTGAAACTGTCAATCTGTGGGAGTAACGCATGACAGCAGAAGAAAAAAGCGTCCTGTCGCTTTTCATGATTGGGGTGCTGATTGTTGTCGGCAAGGTGCTTGCCGGTGGTGAACCCATCACCCCGCGTCTGTTTATCGGGCGCATGTTGCTCGGTGGTTTTGTCTCGATGGTTGCCGGTGTTGTTCTGGTGCAGTTTCCTGACCTGTCACTGCCTGCGGTGTGCGGTATCGGCTCCATGCTGGGTATCGCCGGTTATCAGGTGATTGAGATTGCCATTCAGCGCCGTTTTAAGGGCAGGGGGAAACCGTAATGCCGGTAATTAACACGCATCAGAATATCGCGGCCTTTCTCGACATGCTGGCCGTGTCCGAAGGGACGGCGAATCATCCGCTGACGAAAAACCGGGGCTATGACGTGATAGTCACCGGACTGGACGGGAAGCCGGAAATTTTCACTGACTACAGTGACCACCCGTTCGCGCATGGCCGACCGGCGAAGGTGTTTAACCGTCGCGGTGAAAAATCCACGGCCTCCGGTCGCTATCAGCAGCTTTACCTGTTCTGGCCGCACTACCGCAAACAGCTTGCCCTGCCGGATTTCAGTCCGTTGTCACAGGACAGGCTCGCCATTCAGTTGATCCGCGAACGCGGTGCACTGGATGACATCCGGGCGGGACGCATTGAGCGCGCCATTTCACGCTGTCGCAATATCTGGGCGTCCCTGCCGGGAGCCGGTTACGGTCAGCGTGAGCATTCACTGGAAAAACTGGTCACCGTCTGGCGTACCGCTGGCGGCGTACCGGCTTAAACGGAGTAAACACCATGAAGAAATTATCCCTTTCACTGATGCTGAACGTGTCGCTGGCGCTGATGCTGGCACTGTCCCTGATTTACCCGCAGAGCGTGGCCGTCAGTTTTGTCGCCACCTGGGCGATTCTGGCGACGGTTATCTGTGTGGTTGCCGGTGGTGTCGGCGTGTATGCCACGGAGTATGTGCTGGAACGCTACGGGCGGGAGCTTCCGCCGGAATCGCTGGCCGTGAAGATTGTCACGTCGCTGTTTTTGCAGCCGGTGCCGTGGCGCAGACGGGCGGTGGCTCTGGTGGTGATGGTGGCGACGTTTATCTCGCTGGTCGCTGCCGGGTGGATTTTTACCGCGCTGATTTATCTCGTGGCGTCGGTGTTCTTCCGGCTGATACGTACGGCCTGCCGTCAGCGTTTTGAGGGGCGGGAACCATGTCAAAGCTGATGATTGTGATGGTTGTGCTGTTATCGCTGGCGGTGGCGGGGCTGTTTCTGGTGAAGCATGAAAACGCCAGCCTGCGCGCCTCGCTGGACAGGGCGAACAACGTCGCCAGCGGGCAGCAGACGACCATCACCATGCTGCAAAATCAGCTTCATGTTGCCATCACCAGGGCAGACAAAAACGAGCTGGCGCAGGTGGCACTGCGTCAGGAACTGGAGAACGCCGCGAAGCGTGAAGCACAGCGCGAGAAAACCATCACGAGGTTACTTAATGAAAACGAAGATTTTCGCCGCTGGTACGGTGCTGACCTGCCTGATGCTGTGCGCCGGTTGCACCAGCGCCCCGCCTGCACTGACGCCAGTGATTGTCCCCAACGCCTGCCCGAAAGTGAGCCTTTGCCCGATGCCGGGCAGTGACCCGGAGACGAACGGCGATTTAAGTGCCGATATCCGGCAGCTTGAGAACGCGCTGGCACGCTGTGCCATCCAGGTAAAAATGATTAAACACTGTCAGGACGAAAACGATGCTCAAACCCGACAGCCTGCGCAGGGCGCTGACTGATGCCGTCACGGTGCTGAAAACTAACCCCGAGATGCTGCGGATATTCGTGGATAACGGGAGTATTGCCTCCACACTGGCGACGTCGCTGTCATTCGAAAAGCGTTACACGCTCAATGTGATTGTGACCGACTTTACCGGTGATTTTGACCTGCTCATTGTGCCGGTGCTGGCGTGGCTGCGGGAGAATCAGCCCGACATCATGACCACCGACGCAGGCCAGAAAAAGGGCTTCACGTTTTATGCAGACATCAACAATGACAGCAGCTTTGATATCAGCATCAGCCTGATGCTGACCGAGCGCACGCTGGTCAGTGAGGTGGACGGCGCACTGCATGTGAAGAATATCCCGGAACCCACGCCGCCGGAGCCGGTCACCCGCCCGGTGGAGCTTTATATCAATGGCGAACTGGTGAGCAAGTGGGATGAATGAGTTTAAGCGTTTTGAAGACCGGCTGACCGGACTGATTGAATCGCTGTCACCGTCAGGGCGTCGGCGACTGAGTGCCGAACTGGCGAAGCGCCTGCGGCAGAGTCAGCAGCGTCGGGTGATGGCACAGAAAGCCCCGGACGGCACACCCTACGTGCCACGCCAGCAGCAGAGCGCCAGAAAAAAGACTGGTCGTGTTAAGCGAAAAATGTTTGCGAAACTTATCACCAGTCGTTTTTTGCATATCCGCGCCAGCCCGGAGCAGGCATCAATGGAGTTTTACGGCGGGAAGTCACCGAAAATCGCCAGTGTGCATCAGTTCGGTCTGTCGGAAGAAAACCGGAAAGACGGTAAGAAAATTGATTATCCGGCGCGCCCTCTGCTCGGCTTCACCGGTGAGGATGTACAGATGATTGAAGAGATTATCCTGGCTCACCTCGACCGTTAGTTGTGCCATTCCCGACACCTCATCGTCACATTGCCGCCGGTATGACCCGGCGGCATCCTTCCCGTTATGAACACTCTCGCAAATATTCAGGAACTCGCGCGCGCACTGCGCAACATGATCCGCACCGGCCTTGTCGTCGAAACCAACCTTAAAGCCGGTCGCTGCCGTGTGCAGACCGGCGGCATGTGCACCGACTGGCTTCAGTGGCTGACCTGTCGTGCCGGGCGTTCGCGCACATGGTGGGCACCTTCCGTGGGGGAGCAGGTGCTGATTCTGGCCGTGGGCGGTGAACTTGACACGGCGTTTGTTCTGCCGGGGATTTATTCCGGCGATAACCCCGCGCCGTCTGCGTCGGCGGATGCCCTGCATATCCGTTTCCCTGACGGGGCGGTGATTGAGTATGAACCTGAAACCAGTGCACTGACGGTAAGCGGAATTAAAACGGCCAGCGTGACGGCTTCTGATTCTGTTACTGCCACGGTGCCGGTGGTCATGGTGAAAGCGTCAACCCGCATCACCCTGGACACCCCGGAGGTGGTCTGCACCAACAGACTGATTACCGGCACGCTGGAAGTGCAGAAGGGCGGGACGATGCGCGGCAACATTAAACATACCGGCGGTGAACTCTCATCAAACGGTAAGGTACTGCATACCCATAAACACCCCGGCGACAGCGGCGGCACAACCGGGAGTCCTCTATGACAGCACGTTATCTCGGAATGAATCGCAGTGATGGCCAGACTGTCACTGACCTTGAGCATATCAGCCAGAGTATCGGCGATATCCTGCGCACACCGGTCGGCTCACGAGTGATGCGTCGTGATTACGGCTCGTTGCTGGCGTCAATGATTGACCAGCCGCAGACCCCGGCGCTTGAGTTGCAGATTAAGGTCGCCTGTTACATGGCGGTGCTGAAATGGGAACCCCGCGTCACCCTGTCATCTGTCACCACGGCGCGCAGTTTTGACGGGCGAATGACGGTCACGTTAACCGGCCAGCACAACGACACCGGCCAGCCACTTTCGTTAACCATCCCTGTGAGTTGAAACCATGCCGATTATCGACCTGAACCAGCTACCCGCACCGGATGTGGTCGAGGAGCTGGACTTTGAAACCATTCTCGCCGAACGCAAGGCGACACTGATTTCCCTTTACCCGGAAGACCAGCAGGAGGCGGTCGCCCGTACCCTGACGCTGGAATCCGAGCCTCTCGTCAAACTGCTGGAGGAAAATGCTTATCGTGAGCTTATCTGGCGTCAGCGTGTGAATGAGGCCGCACGGGCGGTGATGCTGGCCTGTGCCGCCGGTAATGACCTTGATGTGATTGGTGCCAATTACAACACCACGCGCCTGATTATCACTCCGGCAGATGATTCGACTATCCCGCCGACACCGGCAGTGATGGAATCTGACACCGATTATCGTCTGCGTATTCAGCAGGCGTTTGAGGGCTTAAGCGTCGCCGGGTCGGTGGGAGCCTATCAGTATCATGGTCGCAGTGCCGACGGGCGTGTCGCGGATATCTCTGTCACCAGTCCGTCTCCGGCCTGCGTCACCATCTCCGTACTGTCACGTGAAAATAACGGTGTCGCATCCGAAGACCTGCTGGCTGTGGTGCGTAACGCCCTTAATGGCGAGGACGTCAGGCCGGTGGCCGACCGCGTGACCGTGCAGTCTGCCGCCATCGTTGAATACCAGATAAACGCCACGCTTTACCTTTACCCTGGTCCCGAAAGCGAACCCATCCGCGCTGCCGCCGTGAAAAAACTGGAAGCGTATATCACGGCACAGCACCGGCTGGGGCGTGACATCCGTCTGTCTGCCATTTATGCCGCTTTGCATGTGGAAGGTGTGCAGCGTGTCGAACTGGCTGCACCACTGGCCGACATCGTGCTCAACAGTACGCAGGCGTCTTTCTGTACCGAATACCGCGTCGTGACCGGAGGCTCGGATGAGTGATTCGCGACTGCTGCCGACCGGCTCATCACTGCTTGAAGTTGCCGCCGCAAAAGCCTGTGCGGAAATTGAAAAAACGCCGGTCAGTATTCGTGAGCTGTGGAACCCGGATACCTGTCCGGCAAATCTGCTGCCGTGGCTGGCGTGGTCATTTTCGGTTGACCGCTGGGATGATAAGTGGCCGGAAGCGACAAAACGCGCTGTTATCCGCGATGCGTATTTCATTCACTGCCATAAGGGCACTATTGGTGCGATTCGCCGTGTGGTGGAGCCACTCGGCTATCTGATTGAGGTGAGGGAGTGGTGGCAGCTCAACGAGGAGCCGGGGACGTTCCGTATCGTTGTCGGCGTGCTTGAGCAGGGTATTACCGAGGAAATGTATCAGGAGCTGGAGCGCCTCGTTGCTGATGCAAAACCGGCAAGCCGCCATCTGACGGGACTGGCTATCAGTTTAAGTACAACCGGCAACATTTTTGCCGGTGCGGGATGCTATCACGGCGACGCCCTGACGGTTTATCCCTACACCCCGGAGGCCATTATTGTCGGAGGGGATTATTTCCCGGCCTCGGCCATTCATTTAATTGATAACCTGAGAGTAAACGCATGACAGTGAAATACTACGCCATTCTGACTAATCAGGGCGCAGCACGGCTGGCTAACGCGACGATGCTCGGCAGTAAGCTGAATCTGACGCAAATGGCCGTTGGTGATGCGAATGGTGTCTTGCCGACACCAGACCCGGCACAGACAAAACTGATTAACCAGAAACGCATCGCGCCGCTGAATCTTCTGAGTGTTGACCCGAACAACCAGAGCCAGATTATTGCGGAGCAAATCATCCCTGAGAACGAGGGCGGATTCTGGATCCGTGAGATTGGGCTTTATGATGATGAAGGCGTACTCATTGCGGTGGCGAACTGCCCGGAAACGTACAAACCGCAGTTGCAGGAAGGCAGCGGTCGTACCCAGACTATCCGCATGATTCTGGTTGTCACGAATACCGAAGCCATCACGCTGAAAATCGACCCGTCGGTGGTACTGGCGACCCGTAAATACGTGGATGATGAAGTCCTGGAATTAAAGCTGTATGTGGATGACCAGATGAGAAACCACATTGCCGCACAGGATCCTCATACCCAGTATGCACAGAAACATAATCCGACATTTACCGGAGAACCAAAAGCGCCGACGCCTGCCGCAGGAAATAACACCACGCGGATTGCGACCACTGCGTTTGTACAGGCCGCTATTACCGCTCTGATTAACGGTGCGCCTGCCACGCTGGATACACTGAAAGAAATTGCCGCAGCCATTAACAATGACCCGAAATTCAGCACCACCATTAACAATGCGCTGTCAGGTAAGCAGCCACTGGATGAGACGCTGACTCATTTGAGTGGGAAGGATGTTGCCGGTCTTCTCGCATACCTTGGTTTGGGAGAAGGCTCTGCATTACCTGTTGGTGTCCCTGTTCCGTGGCCTTCAGCCACTCCGCCAACAGGCTGGCTGAAATGCAATGGTGCGGCTTTTTCTGCTGAAGAATACCCGGAACTGGCAAAGGCTTACCCGACAAATAAATTGCCAGATTTACGTGGTGAGTTTATTCGTGGCTGGGATGACGGGCGAGGGATTGATGAGGGGCGCATACTTCTCAGTTGTCAGAGTTTTGCTTTCCAGGACCATGCGCACGCTCTGCCAACCGGAGTGGGTAATCCGTCAGACCAGATGGAAAGCGATATCTATGCGGTTTTCAACGATGTACCAGAAATACCCAGTGCGGCCCTGAGTCCATCGTCGTCAGGAACATCATGGGACGCAACCAGTAGGGCAGACAAGGTAATCCTTTATCGCAAGGACCTTTCACCAACAGGTAATAACAACGCAATAGCGACCGGATTACCACCATTCAGGACTTACAGGGCATCGACCTCAGACGGTGTTACTCATCCGTCCGTGTACGCATCTGAAACCCGTCCGCGCAACATTGCATTTAACTACATCGTGAGGGCTGCATAATGGCGAAAGCAAAATTAAACAGTGCGTTTATTGCCACCGTGGCAGGAGAAATCACTGTGTACAACTACCGGGGCGACACCCGCGAATACATATCCTCATCGGTTGAGTATCTGCCTGTGGGGGTGGGTATTCCTGCCAATTCCTGTACCGATGCGCCCGGCACACATAAGGCTGGTTATGCAATCTGCCGTTCTGCAGATTTTAACTCATGGGAATATGTGCCAGACCATCGCGGTGAAATTGTCTATGGCATCGAAACGGGGGAATCAAAAGAAATTACTGTGCCGGGGGATTACCCTGAAAATACGACCACTTTTGCCCCATTAACGCCATACGATAAATGGGATGGTGAGAAATGGGTAACAGATACCGAGGCACAGCATAGCGCCGCAGTAGATGCAGCAGAAGTACAGCGCCAGTCTCTGATTGATGCTGCTATGGCTTCCATCAGTCTGATTCAGCTGAAATTGCAGGCCGGACGTAAACTGACGCAGGCAGAAACAACCCGCCTTAACGCTGTGCTGGATTACATTGACGCGGTGACGGCAATAGATACCAGCACCGCGCCTGATATTATTTGGCCTGTATTCCCTGAGACTGATTAACCTCAATCAGTATTGGTTCGCCTTTCTCATTAATTGTTAGCTCCATGCCCTGAGGAATTTCTGTCATAGTAAAAAACCAGTTGTCCTCCGGTAATTCAATAGCCCCGGTCACGTCATGAAGACCGGGGATTACTTCAGTCAAAGTAACTGGATTAAACAGGCGCACAATAAACCCTCCATGAAAAAGCATTTGATGATGGTCTGCCGTCGTACATCTGGCAGCGGGCATAAAAGCCGGTATTTGTTACCTGATCATCCACGATCATTGAAACGTGAACATTATTAGGTGTGCTCTCGTAATCCGTTCTTATTCTTTCTGCGATACTGATAAAACGTGAAAGTTTAGGCAGTGCAATTGGGTAAACGACTTTAGCCAGTCCATTATCATTAGATCCACCGGTTCCAAATACTTCTATTGCACCATCTGACCAGCGTACCCATGCACCATTGGCATTAGCTCCTCGCTGAATGACATATCTGGCTTCTCCCAAACCAAGGTATGCGAGAAGACCGGCAACATCCTTCCCACTCAAATGAGTCAGCGTCTCATCCAGTGGCTGCTTACCTGACAGCGCATTGTTAATGGTGGTGCTGAATTTCGGGTCATTGTTAATGGCTGCGGCAATTTCTTTCAGTGTATCCAGCGTGGCAGGCGCACCGTTAATCAGAGCGGTAATAGCGGCCTGTACAAACGCAGTGGTCGCAATCCGCGTGGTGTTATTTCCTGCGGCAGGCGTCGGCGCTTTTGGTTCTCCGGTAAATGTCGGATTATGTTTCTGTGCATACTGGGTATGAGGATCCTGTGCGGCAATGTGGTTTCTCATCTGGTCATCCACATACAGCTTTAATTCCAGGACTTCATCATCCACGTATTTACGGGTCGCCAGTACCACCGACGGGTCGATTTTCAGCGTGATGGCTTCGGTATT